AATCCATATCGTGCTAAATCAGCCCAGGAAGCTATCGAGTATATCAGTAATGCCAGATGGGACGACCCACAGGTAAAGTGGCGTTATGTACACGTGACTCTCGAACGTGAAGGTAATCGTGAAGTAAAAACTCGCGTGTGGACAATGATTGAATGACAACATTTATAGTCATCTTATTTGTCATCCTATTTGTGGCATGTATTGCCGCCGTGACCCACTATGCCTGGGAAGAATATAAATTAGAAGATGACCTCAATATGGATGGCAAAGCCTTCTTTATGAAAGAGTATCACAAAATAAAAAGCCAACGTGAGAACGGTGACTAAAGTGACTACGCCTTATACCTACCGAATATGTTGGTCAATGACCGGCATTAGTTATTATGGAGTTCGTTACGCAAAAGAATGTCATCCGTCTGATCTTTTTGTCACATACTTTACGTCCAGCACTAACGTTGCCAATTATATCAAGGAGCACGGATTACCTGATATTATTGAGATTAGAAAAATATTCAATGATATCAACATTGCTAGGGAATGGGAGGGTAGAGTACTTAAAAGACTAAAGGTCACTGTTAATCCCAACTGGATCAATAAGCACGACCTTAAGTCATTTGAGCCAATGTACGGCGACGATAATCCAATGAAGGACCCAAACACATATAAAAAATGGTTAAGCATAGTAACTAGCACGGAACATAAAGAAAAACTTAAAAATACTTGGTCGAAATTAGAAGTAAGAGAAAAGACTTCTGGAAAAAATCATTACTCTAATAGAGAAGGATGGACTAGTTCGATCTTAGGAGATAATAATCCGATGAAATCACAGGAAGTTGTGGCTAAAGCCATGGCTAATAGACAAAGTTTCAAAGGTCTCAATAACCCTAGAGTTAAACTTAGTTTAGATGATGTCACAATGATTAAGAATAAAAAGGAATGGCTTAGAGGAGATGTTAGTAGAATTGCTAGAGAATTAAAAGTATCTCGTACTGCTATCAACTTGATTCGTTTTGGAAAAAATTGGCAAGAATAAACTCAACATAAATAAAATATCATCGATTGCTGAATAATGAATGGTTCGTTATTCACCTTTCTGTCTTAAAGAATTTGCGGCTCTGACAGAGGCCGGTTTAAAAGGAAAATTATGATGTATCATAATAAAATGGCTGTCGCCATTAAGACAAACGGGCGTGTTCTACGTGAATTCAAGGACACTGTATACTGTCCATTCGGGGCAGAATATTCCATTCTGCTAAAAAATCTCCATTCTCAGAGGGCTTTAGTTACAATCACTATTGATGGTGATGATATTGTTCCAGATGGGCTAGTTCTCAACGCAGGACAAGAAGTAGATTTGGAACGTTCTATAAAAAATAATAATTTAAACGCTGGTAATAAGTTTAAATTTATTGAACGCACTGGTGCTATTGAAGATGGTCCACGTGGCATTAAACTTCAGGACGGGTTGATAACTATCACCTATCAATTTGAAGCTCCACGCCCAGTCATCAACATCAATGATGTATGGTGGAAGAACAGCATCGTTGGTTCAACACCAACTGGCGGCGCTTATTATGGCACTGGCGTACCTCGTGATACCTTCTACGCTACTAACGGCACCTCTGCTAGTGGCGTAAGTGGTAGTACCGGCACTGATCGCTTCACCCTCACCGCAAGTGGTAGCACTAGTCAGATAAATGTCAACGGCGTCCTACGAGGTGTTGACTACTCTAAGGGCGAGACTACTAAAGCGGCGGCCGCTAGTGCTATCAATAATGTAGCGCCTCAGGCGGCTACTCACGATGGCCAGGCTACTATGGACTGGAACGATGTGGGTATCACTGTACCTGGTAGTCGCAGTGACCAGAAGTTTACTCATACAACTATGGGCACTCTTGATCCAGAGAAGCACACAATCGTGTTGAAGATTCTCGGTGAGACTCCTGACAACAAGCCAGTGACTGAAGCAGTCACTGTAAAGAAAAAGCCTAAGTGTGTCACGTGTGGTAAGCAAAACAAAGCAACTGCTAAGTTCTGTTCGGAATGCGGGACCGCGTTAGAAATCTTCGCTTAACAACTTAGGGGCCTACGGGCCCCTTATAAGTTTTAGCTATCGTCGTGATTGAAATATATTAGCGAAAAACTATCGAAAATCGTTGATTTATAGAGTAAATAAATGTACAATAGAAACACGGAACAAAGTGTTCTAGACAATTTTCATTTTACATTAAGGAGAAAATATGAAAACAGTAGGCGATAAACTAGCACCATTTGCTATCACTGGCGTTAAGCCAGGTCAACCAGAAGATGCTTTCTTCACCATTACCGATCAAAGTTTTGAAGGTAAGTGGAAAGTCATTGTGTATTACCCAAAGGACTTTACATTCGTATGTCCAACTGAAATCGTAGCATACGATAAGTTAGCAGGTGACTTTGCTGACCGTGATGCTATCTTACTAACAGGTAGTACTGACAACGAGTTCTGTAAAGTGGCGTGGCAAAAAGCACACCCTGATCTACAGAAGATTACTCACACTCAATTCGCTGACACACAACGCGGTGAACTATCATTGATTGAGCAACTAGGTGTATTCTATGCTCCAGCTGGCGCGGCTCTACGTGCTACATTCATTGTTGACCCTAACAACGAGATTCAACACGTTACAGTCAACAACCTAAACGTTGGTCGTTCACCAGAAGAAACCTTACGAATACTAGATGCTCTACAGACTGGCGAACTATGTGCTTGTAACCGTACAGTAGGCGGGGAGACACTAGGTAAGTAAATGGAAAGGTTGGTGATAAATAATAGTGTAGTTCACGGGACGGCAATCCCCAACTACTCTAATGCTTACAAGGAGCAATCAGCAATGATATTTATCACCACCTCTAATGACTATCGTAGGATTTACGAAAGTTATCACGGCCCTATTCCCAAAGACAACGATGGTAGAAGTTATGAAATACATCATATTGACGGAGATAGGACTAATAACTCAATTGAAAATCTCAAGTTAGTAACAATACAAGAACACTATGACATACACTTCTCCCAAGGCGACTGGGGAGCTTGTTGGAAAATAGCAGAAAGAATGGCAGTTTCTCCAGAAGAAAGATCCAAAATACAATCGGAACTTGCTATCAAAAATAACAAGGAACGAGTTGAAAACGGAACTCATAACTTTTTAGATAAAGAACAAGCAAGACACCGTGCCGTAAAAAGAGTAGCAAGTGGAACTCATAATTTTCTCAACAAAGATCACGCAAGAAAACGACAGGCAAAAAGGATTAGTCAAGGCACACATAATTTTGTAGGTGAAAACAATCCTTCAATTAAAAAAGCCAAAGAATGGATAGTTACTGATCCGCAAGGAACTAGTCAGTCAATTACTAATCTTGCTAAATTTTGTAGAGAAAATAAACTAGATGATGCCGCAATGATAGGTGTAGCAAAAGGAAGATACACTCATCATCACGGCTGGAAATGTAACTATAAGGAATAATATTATGAGTTGGGTAGATCAGTTAAAAGAGTCTTTACCAGAATATGCTAAAGATGTTAGGTTAAATTTAGACTCTGTTATTAAACGAAGTAGCATCAATGAAGAATTAGCAAGTGCTTGTGCTTTGGCGGCAGCTTTTGCTACAGGTAATGGTAAGTTAGTGTCTTTTATTCAGTCAAATATTGCTGATGAAAAAGAACGAGATGCCGCTCTTGCCGCAGCAAGTATTATGGCAATGACAAATACTTGGTATCCATATGTTGAAATGGTGGATGACGAAAATCTTAAGGGTCTTCCTGCTCAAATCAGAATGAATGCCATTGCCAGCCACGGCGGAACTACTAAGGCAAACTTTGAAGCGTTTAGCCTTGCCGCTTCCATCGTAGGCAAATGTCACTTCTGTGTCAAGGCACACTACGACACACTCAAGAAGGAAGGCTACACAGTAGAACAACTTCGTGACATTGGTCGTATTGCGGCAGTAATGAATAGTGTTGCGAAAGTGCTGAATAGCTAAGATATTTTCTGAGCACTGCTATCTGAACTAAGTAAGGGATGATAGCAGAATTATTCTTATATGGGTTCATAACAGCGTTTGGTTGGTGGTCAGCCAATCACTATGTTATTGAACCCTATTTTCCGCCTCCTATTGAGCGCAAGGCAGATGACCAGAAATGATGGCTTGGGTATCTACATTCGCAGCCATCTTCCTACTTGATATTGTCTACACCTATTACCTACGTTGTGTAGCAAACAATCAAGTGATGGCGGCTAGTCTGTGGAGTGTTGCTTGCTATCTGTTAGGCAGTTACGCTGTTATCGAATACACATCAAACAATCTACTAATGATTCCCGCTATGCTCGGTGCGTTTTGTGGCACCTATGCTGGTATGAAACTCAAACACTTCAACGAGTCATAAGTTCGTTAGTAAACTCTAGTAGCAAGTTGCCCTGTGGCTGATACTCGCCCTTCAACCAACTGTAGCTATCATACCAAAATTGTTCACTCTCAGGATGACAGCCGATCAATCCTATTCTGTCCTGAAATATAGCCATTGAGTCGCCGTTGGCATATCGGGCAACAGTATCGTAGTTTCCAGGACCAACAAGAGCACAACCATCATAGAAGAACATCTTGTCTTTGGCACCGCGCCATTCGATATCAATGTTCTTAGCGTGTGGTCGGCGGGTATCTGTTCCAGGTTGTTTGATATATTGGACAGCGTCTACATCCCTAAGTATGTTGAAGTAGTGACTGCCTGCCCAATAAGCGCCCATACAGATGCCTAAGTACCTGCCACCACGCTCTAGGAAGCTCTCCACTGCGTTTTTATTAGACTTTAGTAGGGTGCCAAAGCTATCGCTGTCTCCGATGCCTCCAGGGAAGGCCACGATATCCACATCATCAAAGAATCCGTCTTCCATTTCGTTCTTTGAGAACAATCTGAAGTCATAGTGTCCCGACAATGCCTTAATCATCCCGTTCGCACATTGAACCGAGCACTTTGGGTCATAGATGAATAAGGCTATCTTTGGTTTCACATGGTTATTTAGTTGTCCAAAAGTATTGACTACTGTGTATCTTTGATATATACTAGTGATATGCGTTAGTAGCTAAGTGGCATAGCAGGCGATTCTAAACCGCTGAACCGTGGGTTCGATTCCCACCTAGCGCACCACAAATCAACACAGGGGAAACAATATGGACATGGACAACGCGGCAGCATATTTAGCAGGTAGTATCTTGTATGGTTTAGGTACGGTATTCTGTATCGCTTGCGCCGTAGCAGTCAATAACCTACTCGCTAAGTACTGGAAACCAGTCAGGGTATTTACCGCTGATAGCTTTAATCCGTTCAATAATGCTCCACGTTACGCAACCGAAGAAGAGTTGGCTCGTATCGCTCCTCACTTGGAAGAAAAAACAGAGCCCGCTAAAAAGAAGTAAATAATAATGTCACTACCAAAGGAGAAAATAATGACACAACAATAGATTGAATACGCTTGTAAGGACCTAGTATTTCATTTCAACAAGAAACATCTAGAAGACCCAACAATCCCAATGTGGGTGGTAAAAACTCATGGTGAGAGTTTTTATGTCAATCATGTAACCGCAGAGTTACCATGGACAACAAAAGAAACACCAGACAACCCTCATACTAAGGGTAGTATCAAATTCAAAGAGTGCCTACTCGTCATTGACGGCGAGAATTGTGCCACTATCTCAAAGCTATCCATCTTCGATAAAGTACGCCTGCGTAATCAACGACTAGGTATCAGCAGGATTATTTTCCGTGACTTCTCGTTTAGTCAGATTCTAAAAGATGAGGGCGCCCGTCATTCCCCATTCAAAGTAATTCATGGTGCTTGTTCGACAGCATACACCGTGTGTGATTTGCTTGATTCTAAGATGGTCACATACTTACTACTAAAGTATTCAGATAAATTCCGCATCCTTATGCCGAATGAGACACAATACCAAGCGTATGATGACAAATCCTTATGGGAAAAACTACAACAAAAGTATTACACGGACGAGTATCCAGACGACGATGAGGATGACGATGAGTAATACCATCAAAATATACATCGGAGAAGCCGAATTCCGATCGGCCATGCGTGATATTAAGGCGGCTGGTGTCAGACACTGGCCCGTCCACCGGACGCTCCTCAGCCGCTTCCCACACGTTTTTCAATATGAGATAGAACTCGAAGACGGACCATTAACTTCATACTTACTACTAAAGTATCAGTGTGTAATATATGACAGTTGATTTGGAACTATAATCAAATAAATATGAGTGTTATCCTATAATAACAATAATAACAAAGGAAACATAAAATGAAAAAAACTATAGTCAGCATGGCTACGGCCATGCTGTGTGCGTCTGTCTCCGCTCAAAATTTAGGATTTGAGACTGGTGACGCAACAGATTGGACTGTTATCAACGGCAGTCTCGCACCAAAAACAACATGGAACGGCAACGGTAGCGGTGCTAGTGTAATCTCTGAGATTACGGCACTGACTCAGGGCGGTATGACATGGAAACTTCAACCATACGGTAACAAGATGCTTGCTCTACAAGCAGGTGGTGCTGGTGGCACATTCGATCAAATGGCAACAAACCTAGGTCTAAGTGCTAGTAGTGTTACTGAGTTGAAGAGTATCCTCACTCAACAAGCTCAAGCAACAGGCCAAGGTCAGGGTAATCCTACTAATGCCGCATGGGCTAAGACAACTATCAACGTTCAGGCTGGCGACATATTCAAGATGAGTTGGAACTACACATCTACTGACTATGTACCATTCAACGACGGTAGTATTACTACTCTGGTCGATCCTACCAACGCTACTAACCTAGCAAAGATTAACGGTCAGCTAAAACAATATGCGTTACTGGGGTTTACTAACCAAGGTACCGGCGACTATTCTACTGGCAGTTATGGTAGTACTGGTTGGCAGATTGCTAATTATGAAATCATTAACGGCGGTCAATATGTGCTGGGCTTCGCATCATTCAATTTAGATGATACTGCTCTCAGTCCTATTCTGTTAGTTGATAATCAAAACGGCTACACATACAAGAACGGTACCCTATTCGGTCCAGTTGCTCCTAACCCAGGCACAACTGCTCCTAATAATACAGGCGCGCCGGCTCCTACGCCAACGCCAACTCCGCCAACTGTGGTATCAACCGTACAAGACCAAGTCTTGACAACTGGTTGGTCTGCTCAAGTGGCTGGCGCTGGTGTTATGACAACAGTACGTCATCACGATGCTAGTGACAATGGTAAGGTACAGACTATCGCAGTCAAGGACACTAACACAACAGTTACTCCTATGATTAACACTGCGTCATACAATCTTGTAGAGACAAAGACATGGAGTGATGGCACAACTACGACCTCAGTCGTAGGCACTGGTACTGCTTATCAAGCACTCAACCCAAATACAAGTGTTGCTGAAGTTGACCAGCCAAGTTATGTTGGTCGTGTTGACCAGATGCCAAGTGCTGTTGCTACTAATCGCAAGATTCTAACAACAATGAACTTCAACAATGTTGGCTACATGAACTACGATGCTAAGAAGAATGGTATGAATGGCAGTTCTAACGGCTTCGTTGTAGGCGGTATGAAGTATCTTGAGGGTGGTTGGAGTGTTGGTGCCGGTGTTGCTAACTTTGCTGGCGGCCTGAGTGGTACTGATGGTATCGCTCGTTCTACTACTAACGCTGGTAGTCTAATGGCAGAGCAAAAGACAGATGATGTTACCGTTGACTACAACCTAGGCATCGGCTTCAGCGATTTGACTAGTGCTCGTACAATCGGCCCATTCAATAACAGTAGTGCTACTAAATCTAAGACTGTGTTCTCACAAGTCAAAGTAACTGGTAACGAACCTCTAGTTGGTGATATCCGACCAGTTGGCGGCGTAGGTATAGGCTATGACCAGACCAACGGTTATGTAGAGAGTGGCAGTATTCAGAGTGCCCGTGAAGTCGGTAAACAGACTGACCGCTGGCAGTATGCTTTCGTTGGTGGCAAGTGGGTCAGTGGCCCATTCTCTGCTGAGGTAATCAAGCGTACAGACAATGTTGCTATCGCTAGTGTTGCTATTGACCACGAGCTAGAAGATAACAAGAATGTTTATCTCCGCGCAAGTTATGTCGATGGTAGTGAGCTACGTGGCTTACAAGGTCAAGTTGGCTTGAGAATCAAGTTCTGATAGTCAGTAAACCTCAAAACCCCACTTCGGTGGGGTTTTTTATTTCTCCGCTACACCAGCCCAGTCCCATTGTAAGATGTATGCGGTCTCTAGTTTCTCATTGTAGATGAAAATGTGGACGGCATTTAGGCCTCCCCAGAATTCCCAGTCACGACCGCGTTCGCCGTTCTGTCTGAGCCATTTAACAACTTCTGCTTTTTGTCTATTGACTATGTATTCTTTGTTGGCCATGTTAGTAACATCATATTGTAAATTGAATCGTGAACGTCAAAGCGTTGAATACTGACGGAGTCATTGGGTGAGCCTAGATCAAACCATAGTTTTGTTCTAGTATCAGCATACGTTGCTCTGATCCAGTTGCCAATCTCCTTGTTGACTGATACGTGATACCACTCTTCGCCATCGACCCATGTTCCTTGTGATTCCATTGTCCAGTCTTTCATTTGAATGACCATTAGTATCTCCCTAAGAGTAAGGTCACTGTTGTCAAGATATTTTTCAAAATCTGTTTTCATGCCCACATCAATAAGAATAGCACATAGTCTTGTTCATTATCAAACGCAACAAACAGGGCATCACCGCCACCTATATCGTTGATGTGCCATTCTTCCTCTGTTGTGTGGTCCCATGCGATAGCAGTTTGTTTGTACACACGCAGTATATCATCCCGCCAATGGCCTTGGCAATTCTCTCTACACCATTTACGTAGTTCATCTAAGCCTTCGATCCAATCACCGTAACGAGTCCATGGTTCACCACGAGTAGTGTGATATATGTGAACATAAGGGTAACCATGAAAGTAATGCTTAGTTGTATTCGCCCGCATATCACAGCGTGGATCATTTCTGCGCTCGTATGCTTCCTGTGTCCACCCCATCTTTTTTAGATAGCGTTGATGTAAGTGTGCGTCCCACCGTTCTCTGAGACTCTTGAACAAGTTAGTCATAAGTATTTTAGGGCGAACCATGTAGCCCAACTTTCATTATAGAACTTGAACACACCGTGTGCCCGCTCTAGTATCTCAAAGCTGAAGTTTTCGTTTTGATAACGGGTAACGTGCCAAGCATAGTCGAAGTCAACACCTTGCCTTAGGCCAGATTCACGCATTTCATAAACAACTTGTAGAAGTTCGTGGGCGCCATCAAGATACAGTTTGTGTTGGGTCATGTCATAAACTTCAAGAGGAATATCAGATACTTCTTTTCATCAACGATACTATACTCGCCGGTAATCATCTGGCCGGTAGTAAGCACCATGAGGATGCCGTAGTGTTCTTTGAGGTAGTCTTGTAAGCCGTCTGGATTAGGGGCGCCACATTGCTTGTAGTACTCTTTTGCCACCTTACTTAGTCCACTCCAGTATCTGTTACGATCAATTTGAGTTTGTGTCACGGGGCCACCTCAATAGCATCAGAGTGTAGAGCGATTCATCCATGATGTATCTAATGTAACTAACATGGCAACCATCATCTTCTTCGGCATACTTCCATAGTGATGGGTGTTGCTCTTCTACCCATGGTTGAACACTGCGTATGCGAACATCGACTGCTATCTTGTTACCAGGATATTGAATACACTCATTCTGATTACGTACTTCTTTGTAGTTGAGCATACCCAATGCTTTGCCATCTGGATGCTCAGTGTACGTGAAGTAACTATCAGGCTCACCAGGCTTTGGCGGACGAGTGTGCTTAACGTCACCCTTGTATTTGGATCGGATCCAGTCAAGTACGGCAGTTCGTAATGGTGTCATTCTTCGAACTTTCTCTCTTGATATTTGTTACAAGTTTCACAGTAACGACCTTGACGGATGTAGATACTAGATGCGCTACGTAGAGCACCGCTCCACTTATGCCACTTGTGTAGCCCAATAGAGCACCAAAATGGCTGCTCTGAAAGTAGAGTTTTCTCTTCTAACATCCTAACTAAGTTTTCTTTTTCTAATCTACCACTCATAGCCACCTCAGTGCTGTCAATAACGCCACGTGCTCATCTCTAAACCAAAACTGAATAGCGGCCCTTGTGACTAATATCTTTGCCTCGTATCTGTTTCTATCCCACTCACATTGTTCATCTACCCAATCAATGATTGTTCTAACTTCATCTACTCTTGAGATAATGTCATAAGTATCAGAGGTCCTGAGGGGCACATCGACTTTATAGTTTAACTCCATCGCAATACAAACAGAATGTAATCTGCTTGGTCTCTGAACCACATTTGATCGAAATACGCATGGCGCCAGCGTGACCAGGCATCAGGCTTTCGATCCGGCGGACCAAAATGCTCAATACACCAGATGACAACTTTATCGTAGTCTTCATGGCGATAGTCAGCCTTTAGCCACTCACGACTAAATTTATACTTCGTGACTGGTCTATTAAATTCTTGAATAAGGATCTCCTTACAAAGATTATCAGTCATCAATCGTTTACTATTGAATCCCGTCAAAGCCCCACCTCAACATAAAAACTAATCGTTGTGCTTCGTTCTCTATGCGCCATAGATTGACACCAAACGCAGATGCGCCTCGCTGACCGTTGTCATAGATTGATATGCCGTTCTCAGCACACCATTGTATAACTTCTAAGTAATAGGTGCGTGACACCATAATATCACGCTCGTCACTAATTAACGAGTAGCCACTACCGTTAGTGAGGAACACCTTTGTCGCCATCAGCGTCTACCCCACATACCTACACGTGAGTAACCTAACTCACGCTTGATTTCTTTTCGGTCATCGCCATCGAACTCAGCAAGATCAGGATAAGGTTTACGGCGCTCACGCTTGTAACGCTTTGCTTCACGCTCTAGGCGTTCCATGTCTTCTGATGTTGCTTTAGGTATCTTATGCTTTTTCATGCCCACCTCAATCTAAACAGGGTAGCCTCATTGCTATTTGTAAAATAATAATCTGTTGACCTGTAGTGATACACCGTGTACCATCTACCGGTAACATTCTCTATCAGCCAATCTTCTATGAATTGTCTGCTGTCGGCAATGATAACACCCTTACTGTCTTCATCTTCCTCAAGCGTGACGATTTCAGGCCAAATCGATTTCTTCATTCGTCTTGTCATGCCCACCTCAGTAAGAATAGGGTCAAGTCGTCATCGTTCTTGAACCAGAATGTGGAGTTGTTGACGTACCAGCGTTCTAGTTTACCTTCGCTCATCCATGGTAGTCTAGTAGGGCCAAACTGCTCTACACACCATTCAACTGCTTTGTCCCACTTGATACTGCGACCTGTAATAGCATAAGCGCCATCATCATACACAGGACGGGCCGAGTGATACTGTGAACCTAGAATCTTGCCATCACTGACTTCGATTCTGTTCCAGCCAAGTAGCGACATAAGTAATTCAGTATCGATATCACGTGCCATTTTAGCGGCCGCTTGATCGATTGCTTGTTGATAAATTTGTTGGTTCATCCCCACCTCAGGTAATAAATGATTGCGTGGCTCTCGGGTACGTTATAGATTATATCATCTTGTCCTAATTGCCACAATGGCCAATTCGTCCAATCTTCGGCGCCAGGGCAGTTCTCTTTGATCCATTCACATCGTTCCCACCAAGTGATACGGTCAGTGATGACTAGTGTTTCTCTCATACCCATCTCAATAAGAATAAGGTAACGTTTGCTTCGTCTTTGAAAAAGAATGTTAGGTCATGACCAACCCATGCGCGGCGCCATGATCGTTGTCGCCCTCCCTCGCCGAAGTTATCTGTACACCAATTATAGATTTCGGCAGCATCGTACTTAGTATCATACGTTCGCTTGACTGTAATCTTGTGTTTGTACTTACTTCTACGCTCGGTATGTATCACTCGATCTTCATCGTCTTTTATTTCTATCCAATCTTCATCATCGAAGTAAGGCTTTACTATATTCATAACCATTGTAATTGTATAATTGTCATTAGTTCTTCACGTATGATGTAGATAGCACGATGACGCCCACCGTAGGTCTTCCACAATTCTCTATCTTGTGTTTCAATCCAATCGCCGAACCAATAACTTGTTTGTATTCTATACCATCTCACATCATCTTCTACAAAACCCCACGGCTCACAACCTCGCTCGAAGTGATATAGTCGTGTGCTATGTCCTTCTGGCGGATTCTTTGTGTGAAAGTAAACACTGTCGATTTCGCCACTCATAACCACCTTAGAATGAACAGCAATTCTTGCTTACTATTTTTCAACCACACGACACCGTGCGAGTAATAGTAATCATAACCATAACTTTTGAAGTTCTCTCTGAGCCAGTCTAACACTTCTTTAGTTACCTTATACTCGATACGATATCTAAATATGTTTTGTTTCTTAGCTCCAACACATATGTGAAGAGCCTCATATCTGCCTACCTTCATAGCCACCTCAGCATGAATAGGGTTTGGTGCGCTTCCTCTCTAAACATGAATCGTTCGTTCATGTAGTCCCAGTTACGTTGACCACAGTTCTCGTTACACCATGTTGATAGCGTATACCAATCTCCCATGGAGTTCCACCACTTTGATGTTCGTTTGTAAGGTACGTAATACTTCATGCCCACCTCAATAAGAATAGGGTCATGTAAGTCTCAGATTCGAATTCGAGTAGCATGGTGCCACTGCGACCGAGCATCATTCTACTGCTATCAGGACGGCGATGCGTGTAGCGGCGTCTAGCGTGGTACTCTCGTGCGAGTACATCCCAGATGCTACCATCAGTGGAGGGGTCTAAGTTAGCCCAGTAGTGGTCAACAATTTTGTTCCAGTACGGGTCAAGATTGATTACTGTGTCCATCGTAGCAAGAACAGGGTCAAGTCAGCATCGTGTTTGAAGTGCCAAACACCCCATGACAACTTGTTTGTCCAGCGTGGATTCTTGTAGCCAGTTGATTCTAATGGTCCATATGTTTCTTCACACCACTGGTTGACTTTCTTTTCAAAACCCCATGGCGCATTATTCACCTTCGCCCAGCACTTGAACTTGCCACGTTGAACCATTTGGCCATGAGTAATTTCTACCGGCTTGCGCTTCTCCATGATGGTTGTCCACTGTTGTACGTAATCGTTCACCATACTCTTTCCTGTTCCGCGTCCATACATTACGGCGAGTGTGTCTGGCTTCCAGCCGCCACTCTCAATGTCTGCCCATACTGTTGTCATTGACCTAATACCTTTGGTTGATACACTAACAAATCAAAAGCAGTAGCGTATTCGGTTTGGGGTTCCATATGAAAGCCTGTGCCCCACATGATCCACACTCTACGCTTGTATGCCTTCGTCCAAAACAGAGGTTGACCTGTTACCGATCTTCTTGGCCAGATAACGAACGTTTCTGTCCACGGGTAACAATCTGCTCCGTCTTCAATTATAGTGTAGTCCATGGTTTGTGTCAACTGTCTGTAGTGCTTATTGTCACCAATACTTCTGTTCCAAAGTATCTTCATGACCACTTGAGTAAGAAGATGGTGTATAAGTTATCATCAATGATTTCATATCGTTCAATCTGGCCGTAATCGTGACTCAAGTGTACACGCAAGCCGTAATTGATTTCTAGGTAATGTAAGTGTGAATCAATTTTTGGATCACCAGAAACATATCGCTCAGCACCAGTCAAGAACGCCACATCAGGGCCCTCATGGCGATACTGTTTCTGTACCATTTTTATTACTGCTTGTAAGCTCATGACCACCTCAATAAGTAAATCAAATATACATCTTCATTCATCCATAAGTTTTCTAACCCATAGTCATATTCTTCACCCCAACGATCACCGTTGACTCCGAAGTTTTCAACAAGCCACATTTTAACATCATACTTGCGAGTCCAATGCCAGCGTTCGGTTACGATGCCGTACTGATTCATGAACCTGTCCATCTTAATAAGAATAGGGTGTAGTCTGCTTCGCTGTAGAATTGAAATGTGCCATGTAGTTTGTACTTCCATGTACCCTGACAATTCTTCTCGCACCAGTCAAGACGATTAGACCATGCGCCCTCTGATGGGTGAACGTCATCTGGGGTTCTGTACCAATATGTCATTATGCCCACCTCAATAGAAAAAGAGTCATATCCGACTCATTTTTGAAAGTGAAGAAAGTAGTGCCGAACGCAGAATCTATCCACCATACCTGATCGTCGTAATTGGCCCAGCCGCCGTAGCCTATATTTTCTTTACACCATTTGGTCATATCACCCTGTAGATGATATTTGTCTCGACCGAACTCAATTTTGTGCATACTACCCCCAACGGAGTTCAAATATTGTTACATCCCTATCGTCTTCGAATTCAAACTCATAGACACCTGCTGAGTAGCCAGCTTGCTCTTGTACAGTAGTTAGGTCCCAATTCCCGACGCAGAATTGTCCGCACCAGTCTAAGACTTCATCTAACCCACCGTACTTGACAAAGATTGTGACCGTATGGTCAGACTTGATTGCCAATTTGGGTTACCTCGATTCCACTTGTTCGTAGAAACTTGACCCCGTAATCATCACGATATTGATTGCCATAATAAACACGGCGAATGCCTGACTGAAGGATAAGTTTAGCGCAGTCGATACAAGGTGCGTGAGTGATAAAAATATCAGCATCGCGGCCACTGTTAGTGCTCCGAGCCAGTTTTGAAATTGCGTTTGATTCAGCATGAAGTACCTCCGGTTTGGTCTTGAGCACTTTTACAAACTTCTCGTCTACTTCACTTATGATTTCGTCTTCGCAGTTATTGTCCCAGCCACTGGGCATACCATTGTAACCGTAACCGATAACTGAATCATCTTTGACAATGACACTACCTACTTGTAGTCTACGAGCATGGGATAGTTGGGCGCAACGCTTTGCCCAGTCCATGTATAAGTCAATGTATTTTTGCTTCATTCCCTACTCCGTAGTTATCTCTAATCCAGAGTCTACAAATATTTTCATCTTTGAAGTAATAAAGTGTAGACTCTTTGCCTAATCCGAAGTGTTCACAAAATGCTCTACCGTAGGGTTTACCCTCTAGGATATAGATTGTTCTACATCGTTCGAATTCCTCAAACTCTTCTGGTGTTATCTTGAAGAATTGTTGGTCAACAGTTAGAGTGTTGAGCATCTGCTCAAACGCACGGCAGGATTCGCTCACTTTACTTCTGTGCCGCCTTTTAGCTTATTCTCGATGATTAGGGATGTGCCACCGTCAGTATGTTTGATGACACCAATTTCATGCTTCTTAATCATCTTGGCAAACTGTTCTGCCGCAGTCTCGAAGGTATTACCCTGACACATAAACGTATCGCCATTCTTATAGAAGATATGCGCTGGACCAACAACTTCATGCTTGACTTCAACGATATCTTCTTCATCAACTTGATGTACTTGTACATCTTTGATGCCCTTGCTTTCTAAGTCACGTTTGATTTTATGAGCTATTTCTTCTAATTCATCAAGTTCATCAGGAGTCATCATGTCCATCATTGTTTTAACTAGCTTGTACTCACCATATCGCATACCACAATAGAAAGCGGCACCAACGCTAGCCAAGAAAAGAATGATTGATATGTCTAAGTCTGTCATATTAGTCCTTAAAAATGTTTGACCATTGTTTGAGTTTTTCGATTTTGGCTTTTTCTGCCTGGTCTAAGTGTACACGATTTATGATACCTTTGTCAAGTAAAATCGTAACCATGGCCATAACATCACCAAGTTCTTCTTCTAAATGCTCACGGTTAGTTTTAGGTTTACCTGGTTTGAAGTTGTCGATACCAAAACGACTAATTTTACTTACAGCTTGAATTACCTCGGCACATTCTTCTTGAAGAATGTCCATTACTTCTTTTGTTGAATCATCCATTATACTTTGTTCCACTTTACGAATGGTGTAACGGCACGGCCGTCTTGTAGCTTTGCGTTCTTTAATTCACGATATACGTTTTGCACCCAGAAACTCTGATCGATAGCATCTGCTAGTGCGTTATGTTGCGTGATGATCTTTCGCTGTGGATCGATACCAACATCAACGATTGTGCGAACATCACGAACTTGCCAGAATTCCCACGGAGATTTTCTTTCTAGTTTACCAAAAATGAAATCGCACATCATTACGTCAAATGTTGCTCCATTTGACCATACACGCTTAGCACCCCAGCAAAATTTGTAGATTTCATCAAATGCTTCTTGAATGGTAAGTCTTGGGTTTTCTGGCGTACCTTCACCTAGTGCTTCTTCTTGTGCTTCAGGCGACTGAGTGCCCCACCATTCGATGGTACTATCATCTACTCTGAGTCCTAGTTCAACACAGCTATCTAAATCTATTCTGATGTACTTAACATCAAATTTGTTATCTATTGCTTCGTTTCCCAATGGGTCAAATTTAACTAGACCAACAGTAACGGGAGCTCCATCCCATCGTGGAGATAAGGTCTCGAAGTCAATCATTACATCAGTATTCATACATCATCCTTGTTCTATTAACAAGTACTTTCTCACCAAAATACTTGTTAATAGACCGGCCGAAGCCGGTCATCAAATTAGGCTACCAATGCGTACTTGGTAGTCTTAGTGCTCTTAACAAGAGCTACCTTCAACTTATCACGACGGCGAATATCGCTGATAGTGGCAGTTGGGTTAGCTACTTTGAAGCGACTAGCGATTTGCTTTGCTGTCAACTTCTCACCCTTTGCTAGGGCGGCGATTACACGTGAGCGCTTAGAAATGAATTTCATTTTGATTTCCTTTAGTTAGTTAGGTTAGTATGCTCTTTCGAACATATTTGTATTATAGCACTATCGTGGCTATAAGTCAACGATAATTGGACAACTGCTGTTACACTGAGGTCCAAATATTTCATACTTCGAAGCTCCGAACTTCGAAATGTTCAGCACAGGATTCATGTCCATGGTATCCGCGAGGATTTGCCACTACGCGAGTCTCTCCGATAACATAGTCATGTTGAGAATGTACGTGTCCATGCACCCAAGTTTTGATTTGAGGATGATCCAGAATGAACTCCGATAGGTCACTTGCGTAACCGCCGTTCATGTGATGGTCACCAGGATTACGGTACTGCTCACTAATACTCATAAACGATGGCGCGTGGTGAGTTACCATCACAACAGATTTATCAGTATGCTTCTTTAACTCTTCCTCGAAGAAACGCATTGCCTTGATGTGGTCACGAAACGTGTACTCAGGCGTCAACTTGAAGTACAGGTTCTTGTCCTCGTAGTGGTTCTGAATAACACGATAGTCATTCATACCAGCCTTGAGTGTGTACGTGGTCAGGGAATCACCGTTGTTACAGTTAGTCCACAGTGTAGCACCCATGAACACTACACCCTCAAACTCGACCGCCTCTTTCTCGAGGATAGTTACGTTAGAGGGCACGATTGCTTTCAGGTTGTCATACGTCTTATGGAACTTACCATGATAATGGCAATGGTTTCCCATTATGTAGAACACCTTAGTGTACTTAGCCAGCTCAATCTCAAAGAACGTCCAGCAACGGTACAAGTCAATGTACTTAGGATCGCTCTTTTCTTCTGGTGTTAGTTCCTGCCATGCCGCACGATGACGAGTGATTTTTCTTTCTTCGCAAACATCACCAGCAAGAATAAGGGTGTCGCCACCAGGCAATTGGATATTACCAAACTCGAGGTGGAGGTCACTGGCATATTGAATCTTCATACTTATTCCTTACTAATCAATACATTATTATATCACGGAATAGTATTCCTGTCAAGTCACAAGGAAGTATAAATAAAAGTGTAGTTCGCGGGCGTAGGAACCCCAACTACTCTAATGCTATGAGGAGCAATCAGCGTGAATATTTATACTATCTATCGAGCAACGAATACTATTACTAATAAAGTTTATATTGGTTTTACATCCGAGACCTTATCTCGCCGATCATCAGGGCATAAGCGTGACGCTCTTTTAGAGCAGAGTGATGCTAAATTTCATAAAGCCATACGTAAATACGGATGGGACAATTTCATATTTGATGTTATATATCAAGCAAAAGAAGATTTGCCACCAAAGCAGTCACATACGTGTAAAGTCATGGAAGATTATTTCATCAATGAATACAACTCACTCGAAGATGGATACAATTCTGCTCCTGGCGGAGGGGCCTGGCCCATTATGAAGGGAGAGGACCATCCACTGTACGGCGTTGGACACTCGGATGATACTAAGAAGTTACTCAGTCGGAATCATCACGATGTTAGTGGAACTAACAACCCAATGTACGGTAAATTGGGCAAAGACAATCCTAAATCAATGAAGTTCTGGGCAATAGATCCAGATGGTAATAGATATGAAGATATTGGCATCGCTAACTTCTGTCGCAACAATGGTCTACTGGATTCAAACGTAGTAGGAGTACTAAAGGGCGACCGCAAACAGCACAAAGGTTGGAAGTTTGGTTACCTCTGAGTTCTCCGTTCTCTCTCCTGGTGATGTTCGTCACACAGTACTTTTAACCAACCACCTTGACGCAACTGTCCTCGTGCGCCACAGCGTTCACAAGTAATCTCACTCATAGCTTCTGCCATTGCGACTAGACCACTAATGTATTCATCGCCACCATCGTAATAGAAACGGAGGGTGCCGAACTTCTCTTTAATCTGGGCAACCACAACTTGTGGCACTTCAGGCTTCCAATCAATGTGTGACTGAATGTTACGACACAGCATTGTTAGAATAGGGAACCAGCCCTCGTCACAATAAATGTCTCGGGTACCTTCAGGGAAAATCTTAGGGTACACGGTTCTTAGGTAGTTTTCTTGTTCATCTGTCATTTTTCAACTCCGAAATGTTCTTTCAACACCATAGACCAGTCCAAGTCACTGCGACCAATAAACTCTGGACGCATCAAATATTCACCACATTCCCTAACAATCAACTCGGCGAACTTTTCAAACGATTCATTTGATTCAAAAATTACACCAGCATCTTCTTCGTATTCTTTGCCTTCTAAATTGTTGTAGTTGATCCTACGCATAAAGTCGGCACCAGCCTGTTCAGCAAGTTCTTTAATTCGTTCGTTCATTCTTTAATCTCCGATAGTAAGTTTTTCATTAACTGTGCTTTTCAATAGCTCGTCGGAAAATCAATTCCTGTTTCTGAAACGCCTCAACTTCCCAAGGACGACTGAGGTACGGTGTAGATGGACGATACTTACGGCCATTCCACATAATGCTTCTACTACCTGCTTTCAACTTACCACTAGCAATCTGCTTAACGTGGACCATTTCGTGAGCAATGGTTGAACCCATTTTAGCTAAGTCGCGGGTTGACTTGATAGCAACAACAATAGCACCAATGCCGGGCAGTGGGACAGTTACACCTTCGCTATCCTCACTATCAACTGTTTTTTCCACACGAATCAATAATGCTTTATTGTAACGCGAAAGACCCAGTTGGTCAATCATTTCTGGAACCATATGTTCCAAAAACTCTTTTGCTCGTTTAGAGCGGGCTTCAATAGCGAATTCCATATTATGCCTTATAGTCTTTTTCGGTTAGGGCTGGTTCGTCTTTTAGGATTCTCAACAACTGGTCATCACGGACGTGTTGTTCTTTTTTGGCACGTTTTGCTTCGTCTGATACTTTGAGCATCTTATCGTAAGCACGAGCCCATTCTACACCACGTAGCCACTGCTCAAGTTGAAGGATAGTACCAGTGAAGATTTCAGCGTCACGAGCATAGATAGGAAGACTATCAGCATCTTTTGGTTTGATTGCCAGAACGTCACCGAACTCACTGTCGTAGCGAAGGCGTGAGTGAGCCATCATGAAACCTAATTCATCAAGGTCACGTTCAAGACGTTTGATTCGTATTACAGTATCATATCCTGACATTGGGACTCCTTTTAATCATTCAATACAAGTATTATAGCAGGAGTCCCATTTATTGTCAAATGAGTACTTTGGTATTACTCACCAGCTAGAGTGGTATTCAAAGTACCAGCCCTTCATGGAGTCTTCCTCCGTGAGTTTAATCAGCTGGTCACGAGTGTACTCAAGGTCTTGAAAGTAATATTTGTCATACTTAGTATCACCGAAGAAAAAGCCGCTTGCTGTTGGCAACAATTCATCAGCACGTCCACGATTAGCTAAGACCTCTAGAACGACTTCCAATAGTTGTTTCAATTCATCTTTGCCAAGTTCATAGTAGCCACAGTCATCAACACCATTCTGAACGTTATCAACGAACCATTTATGAACGGCGTTGGATTTTCGCCAATAAGCCACTTCTGCTTTTACTTCGTTGATTTTGGCACCACTCAACTCAGGAAAGTTTTCCGTGAGTTTAATAGCTAGGTCTTCCTCAACATTCCACAAATAACGCTTAGCGTTCAGGTACATATCTAAACCCATTTTATCCTCCAGTTGTTGACGTTTGAATTTCACTTGGCAGTTTCGACGGCAATAGCCTTGGTCTTCTCTACGCCATTGTCAAGCATACGGGCGATACCTGAGAAGCCAACAGTAGCGATAATAATACCAAACACTGTACCAAAAATAAAAGATTTCATCTTATCCTCACTTAAAGAAAAAGTTTAACACACCATACACAACATCATGTGATACTGTTTTGAGCCAGTCATATACTGACGTGCCAATATCGACAACCGTCCTAATGATACTGAGAATCCAGTTACCAAAGTCAATGAATAGCCACCAGGCAGGAGATAAAAAATCAAATACCATGGCTACGTATTCCCAGTATGTTCCTAGGAGAGCAAAAAATAAAGCATACAGTCCAAGAGCAACTGAGGCATCCCATTCAATTTCCAAATTACCCATTGTCTTCATCCTCACATTCTTTTAGACTATCAGAGATACCGTACTCATTGTTGAGGTCACTCGGGATATCAGATTCTACTTCCACGGATGTCATTGCACTGTAATCATAACAGTCATCCTCACCATTTTCATATTTGCCAACATAACAGGCGCCAGGTTCACAGTAAGTAGCGGAGACTTCAAAGCCCATTTCTTCTAGTGCTTTATAAAACTCGATAGGAGGACTCCAGGCACTATCAAAATAAAACGTGATGCTGTTTTGATTCTGACTAGTAATCTCAGCGTCAATGTCCCACTTGGTACCCCAATTAGCAATGTTCCAATCATACCAGTTATCATTTTCAGTAACTGGGCGTGGCACGATAGTGTTCATAAATTCTTTTTCGCCTGCCGTCGTTTCGATCCATGTAATTTTGGCAGGGTCTTCGTGCTTGAGTTCAACCGAGTTAGAACACCAATTAGGCATATGACTTCTCCTTAGAAACAGTTTCAATATGACGACAAGTACGACGGAACATAAAACCCTTACATGAGCAAGTGAGTTTATTACCCACCGGCGTTACGTAATGAGTCTCACCCGAACTACCTTTTACCTCTATTGTAGCAGGACTACGATTTTCTGTCAAGTCTTTGGTAGGAGTACCAAAGTATACACTATCTGATTCACCTTTAATATTGACTTTTCGGAACTTACGACCCTTGCTTGAATAAGCTATAGGGCGCTTGAACTTACACAGGGCTGTGGTACCATGCTTGATATAGCCGACCATACGAGTACCAGCATCGTCCACATAATAGATATGGTTAGCGTAGCCGTCTGGCCACTCGGTGATTTCTTCTAAAAATTTCATATCTGGTGACTATCAGTTTCAATACAAGTATTGTAGCAGGACTTCCATTTATTGTCAAATTTAGACCACTACTTCTGACCTGGCTGCCTGAGTAGTCTTGAGGCGATAGCGGGCGCCGGTGGGGCTGGAGACGCTAAATCCACGACGGCCAAGAGCTTCCAGTACTGTGTACACTGTGCCGCCGTACTTCAACTTAGAACCGACTGCCACGGGCTTTTTGGTAGCTTTGGCCTTGATTTTAGCCCAACAAGCATCACGCCATTGTTGGGCGTATTGGCTTGTGGTGGGGGTCAGGAGCTTGAGGATTCGCTCGGGGCAGTCAACTTGATACGGACCGCAAGTCTCGTCCATATCTTTATAACCAAAGTTGTAATGGTCCTTACAGAAGTTAAGCATAAAGATAACAGCAAATACTGTACGTTCACCAGTGTCTTTAGCGACCTTCTCAACTGCTCCATAGTATGTACGAAAGTTCTTAACGCCACCATCAAGCACACGGTAGTCATGAGTATCGGACGTCCAAGTGAGACAATTCTTCTCGATGTACTCTTTAGAAGAGGTGTATGAAGGCTTGTGTGTATAAGTCCAACCCATTTTATGACTCCGTTTAAGTTTCAATAGGATTATTGTAGCAGGATTCCCATTTATTGTCAAATTATCGGAGATTCCTCGCAAAGAATTCCTTAGTTCGTGCTTCGGCTTCACGTGTGGCCGCGCCAGCGTACTGTAAGAAGTGACGACCATTCCAACGGTCCGGTGCTTGTCTGTCAAAAGCGTGGTAGGCGCCCTCGTAGAAATGGATTTCATAGTTTGGCTGACCTACCCATGGTTTACACATTTCAGAAGGAGTCCAATCATCTTTAGTGCCAATGTGGATCATTTCGGGTACAACATTAGGACGATTGGCAATACTTCGGATCTGAGTATTACAATATGGATAGTATGTGACAACCGCATCAACGCCGGTGTTGATATAGCCCTTAGCTATGAAGTCACCTAGTGTACCGCCATGTGAGAAGCCTATGAAGCCCACCTTTCCGTTATGCCATGATTGCTCTCGTACCCACTGTACGGTTGCTTTGATATCTGGGAGGCGGCGGGCTGACGATACTACCCTGGTATTGCCACACACTTCATGTACACCACGCGGCGAGAATGAATCTGGCACTACAACGTTATAACCCCAAGAGTTTAGAGCGTGAATCCAAGCCATGTTAGTACGGCGAGAAGTTTCTACACCCGAGCAACTGTGGCCAAACACAATAGTTGGCGCCGGCTGAGTCCGTGTCCGATACACCTCTATTGGGATATCGACTTCTTCGACCGGACGAGTTTCCTTCTCAGTAGCATTTATCGATTTTACTGTTACATCAGCATGACGATTGGTGATTGGGCCAGCACACGCCGACAGGGAAAATACCAAACAGAGAATGGAAATAAATCGCATGGTTACTCCTCGAGTTTCAATACAAATATTGTAACAGGAGTTGGATTTATTGTCAAGTACTACTGGAGTATTAGTTTTATGAGGGCGATTGTGTCTACGGTCACAATGAATCCGTAGTTAGCTAAGCCACCGAGACTGCCTCGGGTCCATAGTGCCCATGCGAAGATAGCACTAGAGGTGACTGTTAGAGCGAGATACGCTAAGAAGGGCACATGGGGGACCGTAAGCATAAACATTACGTTAGCGCCCACGCTGGTGGCCCATGCT